GGGGTACGCCCTGACCTGTCCCAGAAAGCGCCTCAGCGTACGGCAAATTGTTGTGTATATGATAAACATTCCCAATCTTTTCAGCAAACCCAGCGGGATAGTTTGACCCTTTTGGTGGTGTAACCCCTTTTGAAAAACCTCCGTCTATATTTGGCTTGCCGTCGGGTGCGTTCTCTCCAATCTGCCAATCAGAACGAAATCTACCGGTATCTACCGGGCTACCCATTTTTGCCCTTGCATCTGCTTCTAAAACAACGGCCCTTAAAAGTTGATTTATTTGGAACTCCATGTGTCCACCTATTCTTTCTGGGGGAATAATCATCATGTTCTTAAATAAAGCTCATAGGACAAAACACTAGCACCACTACGGAATGTTTTGATTCTGACAATTTGGTGTACTTTGCTATCAATTACAACACGATCTTTTGTTGTTGGCGTGTAAGCCAAGGCATCAGCAGCAACAGTACATTTTAGGTCTGCGGCTTGTACTAGGTCGTTAACTTCTCTGTCATTCACATCTTGCAAAACTGCTTTTACTGCTGTATCGGCGGTTGTTTCGCTAATGACTCCAGTTGAAGCGTTATAACTTCCCGGTGTTACTTTTCTTACCGTCACGCTTGTACCAACGCCCGGTATTTCGGCAACTTTGTCAATTACTTTTTGTAGGGCTGCTGCAAATGACGGCATTATATTAAATAAGCAATGACAGTACCACTATCCAGCTTGACGCTTGTTATCACGCCTTCTATTGCTGTATTGGATTTAAATTGAAGTCCAGTTAAATCTCCTGTGATATTTTCGGCAACCAAAGTATTAATGACTGAATCTTGCAACGCTTTGATGCAACCGAAACGGCCAGTATGTGCGGCTGTATCGTTGATAATTTTTGCAGCGGGATAGTAGCTCATTAGATTAACTCCTTTTTAGTGAAATGTTACCCGGTCCGCTAATTCGCAGCCCAGTAAAATACCGCTCGAACATCGGCGGTACTCTATCAGCGCCAACAGCGCCAAATTTGTCTGGTTCAACGGCAACTCCGCCAACCCCAACTCTTTTATAATCCTCTAAACCTGATAAACCTAAACCATCTTTGTTGTTATTAAGATATACAGCCAATTCAACTTGTGCTTCTTGAACTTCTGGGGGTATTTCGGTTTCTGTATAATAATCTGTGGTTATACGATAAGGGAACCCAGTTGTATAAGTACTTGTAAATGTATCTGGTTTTCTTACACCTTGTCTGGGCCATTGCAAAGCCTGTGTACTTGCTGCTTTTGCGCCAAGAAATCTTTCACGGTCAATACGTTTTGTAGCGCTTACCAACGCCCTGTTTTTATTGTCATCGGTTGAACTATCCCACGCTGCGGCGTCAGTACCTAAAACAAGACCCTCAATCAAAGAGTTTGCGGCAGCTAATGTCAGATAGCTATTTGCTGTAGCGCTTCCTACTGTTGCTACTATTGTTATCGCCATTTACTTTTGGTAGTTTGGTCTTTTTTTTTGCTTTTGGGGGAACTGAGGCCACTTTTGCGGCCTCCTGTTCTCTTAAACGCCTAAATGCGAATATCCCCATTAACCAGCTTTTAGAATCTGGTAATTAAGTACAATCGCTTCTGATAAAGAACCCCCAGATACGTTTGCAACTGTGATCTTGAAAGACCCAGCAGCAATACTATTTGCTTGAACTAAATAAGAACCGGCTGTACCAGCGCTCGCGTGATTAACCACAACTACATCACTTGCAGTAATTTCAGAGTTTGTAACTGTGAAAGATACTTCAGCGGCAGCGGCTAATGCAGCGTTGTTCAAAGTGACAACTCCAGCAACTTTGTTAAGAGTTACAGCAGTCCCTTTGTTTGTGGCCTGAGTGACAGAACCTGTCTGGTCAGAACCTACACCGAGGGCGGCCCCGGCTGTTGCTTCAAATACTGATGGCATAATTAATTACCTCTAGTCTTGAGTAGATACGTTAGTAGATCTAACGATACCAATGTTCTTTGTGTCGTAAACTTTCGACCAGTTAGCTACGGTTCCTAGAACAGTTCTGTTTGGATTTGTTGTTGTAACAGCCCACTTAGACCCTACTGGGTGGTAGCAGTAATGTAAGTCAACAGCCATTGCGTCAGACTTTGCCAAAATGTCTCTGTCTGTCTCTGTTGTTAGACCTGCCTGCTCGCCACTTGCTACAGCGCCGGGTGTAAAGAAATATGTTGAATACTCTGTTGATGAAGCAGAACCAGTTGTTGAAACATCGTCTGATACGATCACGCGTAAACCGCAATATGTTGGAACTGTGTCGTTTCCACCGCCGTATGCTGGGGCAATAGTACCACCAGATGCAGTTGCAGAACCACCATTTCCGTCACTTGCAAGAACATAGTCAACCATTTTTCTCTCAACGAGATCATAGTAGACCTTGCTATGCATACAAACTACTGAAAGTTTGTCGCCTTGATCTCCAAGGATTGATCTAGCTTTAGCAACGTGTTTTGGACTAAGCCCTGTTGGTGTGTCGCTACTTTCAGAGTCAATACATAAATCAAAGAAAGCTGAGTTAGAATCGTTTGAATTTATAGAACCAAATACACCATCTAGGCAAGCTAAAAGGTCTTTTTGTCTTTGGTTAGCAATATATGCCCCGATCTTTTGACCGATTGCAGCCATTGGGTCAGAACCCGCTGCTAGTGCAGCTAAATCTCTTGATTCGAATGCACGACCTCTGTGTAAAATTACTCCAACTTGCTTGTCAGTTGTAATCTTACCGGGTGTTAAAGAACTTGAATCGGATAGAACCTCAAAATCTCCACTTAAGTTTGCAGAGAAAAAAGGTACATTTATTAGATCACCACCCTCAGTAGCGTTTAATTCAGCCATAGGTTGAACAACACCGCTTGCGAGGAAAGAATCCCTTTGTGTGGTCTGTTCTATAACATACGGCGTAAACACCTCGGGGATAATCATGTCACTACGAAGAGTAGCCATTGAAAATCTTTGGATAAAGTGTACGATATTGCGGGCGCAGCCCTACAGAGTCCGGCGCAGCCTTTCCCTAGTTACGATCTATAATAACCAATAAACTACAAAATCAACAACTATTTCTTTGCTTGATCTCTTAATCTATAGTACAAATCTCTATCAACTTGATACAGTCTTGTTTGTTCTGTAAGATTTCCGCCGTTTTCAAAAGGGTTTTTTTCCATACCAACAGGCAAGTTGCCTGATGTTTTTCTACCAACTGGTGCGCCAGAGCCTCTCGCGGGGTCAGATTTTTTCAACCAATCTGGTAGGCTCTCAGCCCACTTGGCTACTGGGGTTTCTTCATATCCATCAACAACAACAACTGTCCCATCTTCTCGCCTTTTTATTTGCTCGGGACTTAATTTAGTTTTTAATATCATGTCAGGGTCGTGAACAATTTCAGCTAGAGCAGAAACGGCTGGGGTTATAAGCTCTAACTCTTTTACTTTTTGTTCTAATTTTTTTATTTGTTCATCTTTTGTTGCACTTGCTTCCCTAAATTGCAAATCTCGGGCCTGTAATGCCTCAGAATACTTTCCTTTGGCCTCTAGTTCCGCTTGCTCGGCCTTTTGTTTGAACTCTAATAGTTTTTGTACATCTGTACCGTCTGGCATTGCAGAAAGCGTCTGCTCTAGCTTTTGAAATTTTTTCTTTTCGTCTAATAATTCTTTGTTTTTTGTGTCCATTGATTGAACACGATTTTCGAGAGCCTTGATTTGTGCTGTTAACTCATCGTTGTTGTTACCAGTTGGCGCAGCCTCTTGGTTAATTTCTTCTGACATAAACCCGCAGGGTAAATTTGTTCACATACTAGCTTACCATTTCACTTTGTCAGCCCAATAAGCAGCACTTGTCTTACCTTTAGCTATATTCTTTGCGTGTCTTGCCTTAAAACTTTTGCGTTTTGCCTTATCTGCTGCGCTTTCTCCTTTTCTAGGTGGTTTTGTTGCCGCACCTTGCATACCAAATCTTATTAGCCGTTCTTTTCCTTCATCATTTATGACAACAGCGTGAGATTTGCCGCTTTTGTGACCCGGCGTACGAATTGGTTTATTAACCCCTTGAAAAGTATGGCCACCTTTCTGTATTGGCATTACTTCTTCTTTTTAGGTGCTGATTTTAATTGTGATCTTTTCTTTAATACTGCATTTCCTGTAGATTCAGACACTAAACGTATTACAGGGTCGCTATCTGTTCCAACCCTTGTGATAGTGCCGCCTGATGGTCCTTTGATAGACGCTCTTTTACCAGCTACGCCAGTTACTTTACCAAAAGTTCTTGTACCTTGATAAACCCAGCTAACCCTACTACCTTTCCGCATGATTTTTTAGTTGTGTAATTAATCTGGTTTTTGTTAGACGTTTATCTAACTCAAGTCCTATTGTACGACCATATTCTTCTAATTCAGCTTTTGACATTAAATCGAAATCAGGTTTTTTTGGCATCGGACAATTAACTGGTTCTGATTTGCCTGTATTAAATTGGTACATTATTTTTTACCCCCTTTTTTCTTTTTCTTTTTTTTCTTACCACCCATTTTGTACATTGAAGCTGGCATTACGTAACTCCGGTTTTTTCTATTATACCTAATTCTTTGTCATCAGCTTTAACATCTTTCGCACCCTCCAAAATTTCAATGTTTTCTTGATCGAAAATATCAACCAAAAACAAATACAAGTCTAAAGGCCTAATGTAATCTAAACTCAACAAATGACCAACAGAATCATAAGCCCTTGGGCCAGAAAATAAAATTTCATCAACAATACTTTCGGCTCCGGATATTAACGCCGGTCCCGGGTACGTTTCAAGTTTTATTACTGCTGTTTCATCAAACAGCGTGACGAGAAATCGAACAGGCATTAGTATTTAGTTCTTGTCAATGACATCATCATATAGAAGTGGTCGGGGTCAGCCTGATATAAACGAAACATTGCAGCCTCGTCAATAAAATGTTCTGCTCCCATACTAATAACCTCTGTTGCTTCATCGTATGTGTCCCCTAATTTAAAACCAGTTGGGGCAGCTGTTTCGTTGAATCTTGTTACTTGCCTTCTGTATGGCCTTCCAACATAAGGGTGTATAAAACTGTCTGTTAATACTTTTTCTCTTTGGTTATATCCGCCAGTTATAGTACCTTTCAATTTTTTGGGGCTGACCAGCTTCATATCTTTTACACGATTATTACGAAATGCTACAGCCATTGATAAATTTTTCTCGTCCATTCCCTCCATCGAATGTGCCATTTCATGAAAAATTGTACCTTTGCCATAATTACCGTCAAATTTGTCAACGCCTGAAATATTTACATTGACCATACTGAAATTACCTTCCGGCTGGTTATAAGCCCTTGCTGTTGAAACTTTTATTCTGTTGACTTGCTGAGGCACACCCGGCATTGCTCGTCCAAGTTTATTTTTACCACCGCCAGTTATACCGGCTCCGTTAAACATCAGCCCATATTCTTCAAGGTTTCTTTTGACGCCACCATAAAGAACATCATCTTCTTTAATGCCAATAACACGCCAATCATCAATTCTTTGCCTGATTTGAGTTCTTGTAACTGTTGAGGTTTTCATAGCTTCCTCCCTCAAATCTCTCATTATCAATTTACCTTTTTTCTCTGTCTTGATTACATTATCTTTTGCTTTTGCTATAGCAGTTTTTATTTTTTCGTCACGTTTTTGTATTGCTGGAATCCCTGCAAAATCTCCTTTTTTGACTGCTTTATTGAAATCTTTTACTATCTCATTTTTTTCTAATAGCAAATCATCATAACGTCTTAATTGTGTTTTGTAAGTAACCCGGTATTGGTCTAGTGGTGTTAGTCGTTTTCCTACAATGTCTTTCCCCCGGCTGATTGCAGTAGTTGGCGATGAAGTAGGACTGTAAAACTCTAGGGCTGCTTTTCTAGGAACTACTTGTTTTATTGGTGCTACTACACCCTTTTCTAAAATTGATTCTGGCTTACCATATCGTTTCTGTAATTCTCGCAAAGATACGCGGCTACCATCTGCCCTGACAAATTTTGATAAAGCCTGTCTTGGGTCTTTTGTATTTTGTACCAACCTGTCGAAATACTTGAAAGCACCTTCATATTTGTTTGTACCCGGGACAATACCTCCTCCTAAAATTTTGGCTTTGACATTATCATTCTGCAAATACAGCCATCGCCCATAATCCATTTTCTCCGGTACTGGTCCACCCGCTGAGGCCCTTTGTCTCCCTGTAGGTGGCGGGTCAAAAGGTAAGTTGTCATAATCTATTTCTGGAACTATGGTCGAACGACAATTAAAGTGCTGTGGTGGCATTGGTCCTTGCTCATATTCAAAAACTCGGCCATCTAAAGCGCCGCAAACAGCCGTTGTCCTACTGTCGAGGGTAGAAGTATATCTATATTTTTTAGTTAAATCACTATTTGCACGATAAACAGAAAGTGCGGCATTATTAGAAACTTGGTTAATACTGGTACGAACTAAGGTCCTAATTTGGTTTATTGGTGGGGTCGTCATAATCCCACCTTTTTGTGACATTTGCAAAATATTAGCCGTGTCCCCTTCTTTACTATTTCCCAGCAAACGCCGTGTAATCTGTGGCGTTGTTTCTCCTGTTAATAATCCATCTTGTACAGAACGCCTAAATAGTTGAACGGAATCATCAGCAATTTTATCAAAGGCTTGCTGTACTATATTTCCGTTTGGTAATGTCATAATCGCACCAAGATTATCTGACAACGTAGGCTCTCCAAGAAATGCTGCTAACTGTTTACCAACTGCCCGGGAACGTATTTTTGTAGGGTCGACACTTACAACAGACTCAGCAAACTTTGGCGATATTTCAATTCCATTAACTTGTATGTTTTGTCTCATACCTTTTGGTATTACTTTGGTTAATTGATTTTCTATAAATCCTGCCTGTACCCCAGCCAACCCTTGCAACTCCCTTGTGACATTTGTATTAGCAAATTTTTTCCAACTACCTAAACTTTTTTGTAACTGGGCTACGATAGAACGTAATCTAGCCGCCCGGTAACTATCGCCCAAACCTCGGCGGTCTAACTCTGCTAGTTGCGTAACTGATTGAACACAAATATCTACAAACCTTTTTGAAACATCAGTAGAGACTTTATTTCCAAATCTATTAAGGTCAATAGCATTTCTATATATGGCATCAGGCAAGGCCATTGTTTACGCCGCCTCTGGTTCGTCCTCTTGGTCCTCTGGCTCCTCTTCGTCCTCTGGTTCTGGTGGGGCCATTTCCATTAAGCCACCAGTTTGTGTGGCCTCAATCTCTTCTTCAACGTCAAACTCGTCTCCTAATACCTCTCCTTGTGTGAGTTGATCTAATAATGTTTTTTGTGTAATCGTACCAGCAGTATAAAGCTGTAATAATGATTGTATTTCTTGTGGCTCTAGTCTTGTGCTTAAGAAATCACGATTAACAAAACTGCTACCAACTTCTGATGTGTTTAAATATTGAGCGTGAAAAGTCAAACAGTTGTCGATTAGGTCTTGCATTTGTTGGGCAACTACCATCATTGTGCTATCCCCTTGGCTTCTATCAATTCTTTTGGCCTCTGCTGTTTCTGCGCTTAATTTTTGTCCAAGTACCGCTGCTAACCCAAGTTCATTAATTTGCTGCGCAAGTTGATCTAACCTTTGAAATTGTGAATTGAAAGACCTTCCAGTTGGTTCAATGTACTCGGCTCTACCGTCTGCTGGAAATGCAATAGCCTCCCCGGGTCCCGCGCTTACTTCTTCAGAACTTTGCGGAAAACCAAAGAAACCTAATAATGGTACAGCAGAAATGTGTAGTTGGTTATCGAGATCACTTTGTACTTGATATGCCTTGATATTTAACTCTGCAATATCTTCAAGCGGTGGCCTTGATTCCATAAGACTTACACGGTTTGAATATGCAACTGCAAATGGTATTTCAGTTGTCGTTGTATTGCCTTCATCAAAAACTTTATACCTACCGTCATCATTCTTTCTATGTATCTCGTAACGTCCCGGATATAACACCCTGACTTGTTCAACTAACTTTTCGCCATACTCGCCCTCAGCCTCATAAACTTTTTCCATGAGCCTAAGTTGCGTAAATGTAGTTTTACCATTAATTAATTCGGTACGATACCCTAAAATTTCTCTTGGTGTGTAAGCCACCCAATATGGTCTGCCATTGCCTTCAGCCGGTGTATCTACCAGCACTCCAACGTGACCGTAACGAATCATTTTCCTAGCAGTTTCGTAGGTCCAAATATTTAAATCATTTCCTTGTAAATCGACATCAAACAGTTGCTCCCTTATTGTGTCGTTTATATCTTGTAATTTTACAGGTTTTCTTGTGAGCATTCCCGCAAGCATACGCTCTAGCCTTTGAAAATATGGCGGGCAAGTACTTCTTGCTAATCTGTTTTCGTATGAATCGTCTTGCTCTCGTGGTTCTTGCGGCAAATATCGCCTATGTTTCATTCTTATGGAATATGTACCCCCTGCCAAATCTTCAATAAGTAGCCAATGTGGTTCTTGATTAAACCAAGTTGAACTGGGGTCGTTAACATCAGTCGTTACCCCAGTATTTCCTCTGCTGTATTGTCTACCATATCCGCTATACACAATAAGTCTCCCTTGGTTTAATTACATAGTAGTGCATTAATACAATCGAACACCAGTACCACGCCCAGAACGTGCAAAGAGTGGGTTAAATTCACGCCATACCAGATAACCTAATGAGTCGTTCAAATGGTCATACCCGGCCTCTTTGTCCGGCTCTCCTTTTTCAGTATATGATTGCAACTCTAAACATTCAATCATACGTTTGCAACTGGCATTGATTTGTAAACGTACTTGCCCTTTTCCGTTACATAACAAACCCTGTACGGCAGAGACTCTGTCGCGTATTGGTGGATTGCTTTTTGCTGAAAGATTTGTGAAACCGTATGTTTCAAGTATCTGTATGTCTGTTTTGCTTGCATTAGTGGAACGATTTCCTCCGCTGGCATCTGGATATACATAAATTCTATGTGTAGGGTATCTACGTTTGATTTCTTGGGCAAGTGTATCTGTATCGTGTGCCGATACAATCTCATCAATTATTAACAATTCCTCATCTAATTTAACTCCTATTACAGCGCTCATATTTCCGATATTAAAATCTACCCCAATTCTTAATGGTTCCCGGGAAACATCAGGCATTGTAGGAATTACATTATCAGCCCTAACAAAACGATCATAAACCTGACCTGTTGTGAGATTGGTAAACTCTCCGTTGAGATAGGCTTGCAACATACTCGAATCATAGTTTGCTTGCATTCGCTCAATGAAATCATTGGGCAAATGTGGATTATCTTGCGTTCTCATTTTTATTAGTTTTCTGTCCTCTCTTTCCTTGGCTTGATCTGACCCGAAAGTATTCCACATCCACCTAAAACCTTCTGGCGTACTTGCAGCGCAAAATTGTCTCACATTACCAGCCCTTAGCCTTCCAAGTATTTTAGGAAAAGCTCTATCACAAACACTTGGTGCTACTGTGTCAATTTCATCGGCTAACACAAAGGCCAAATTTAAACCAATTATTCTAGACCAGTTTTCAAAACTTCTGCATAATATTTTTGTATCGCCTCCGGGTAGATGCAAAATATATTCTGGTAGTGGACTAGCACGAAATGTATAAGGTATTTCATAATGCTCCAAAAATTGCTCAAAGTCTGTTTGCCATATATCACGAATTAATGGGCCAGTTGGCTCCATAACAGCCCCAGTAAAACCTACGTTAAGTGCAGCAAGTTTCACACAAGCCGCACAAAGCGCCCTAGTTTTACCAGCACCATAACCAGCAGAAAGTCCTAAAATTTCTGTTGTATTATCATCAAAAAAAGCCCTTTGTGGCTCGTGTAAATCGTTTCTAATTCTTTCTAACAAAATATCAATATCAACAGAAATACCAGAACTACCCGGGCGATCTAATACTGAACCCTCCCTAGAAAGTATGCTCATGTTGATACTTGTGCAATCTTAGCCATTGCATTTATACACCCTAAAGCAACGTGTAATTGTCCATTATTTCTAGCCTCTTTTTGTAGTGTTGAAAGCTGGCTTAACATATCCGCGGTAAACTGCCTTCTGTCGATGTCAAAATCTTTCTTGAGAACTATACGAGCATCTTGGATATACTGTTCTGTTTGTCTGAGCTTAACCCCCCACTCAGCCGCGGTATATTTTATAATTTCTGACCGCGTTACACCACGAGCTAATAATCCAGCAATTCTGTAAATTCTATAATCTTTTTCTGACTGAGTCGCTTTCTTTTTTGCCACTAGGTTTTTAATTTGTTAAAAGAATCGAGGGCGTACCAAACATGAGAATTACGGTAGCCACCTTGATATGTTGGGATAATGGGCGTAACTCCGTGACGATTACGCCAAGCCGGGTAAACCAATAATGAATTGTCAGTTTGGTCAAAAGTAGCGTTGTAATCAGGTACATGAAGATTTCCTCCTCTACTGTTACGCCTTTTTGTAATTATCATATTTATAGCACCTTTTACGTTGGCGTGGTCTTGATGAACCGGTGCGGAAATATTGCAGTTAGAAATAGTTGAAGAAAAATTATTAGCAAAACGCCATTTCTCAGGAATCCTGTCACGTATTTTTAAAAGGTGTGCATCAGCTACAGTTGGAATAAATTTTTTAACTAACTCAAAAGATTTTATACCTGCTGCATACATTGCCTTAGCAAATATATTGGCACTTTTTACAGAATGAACAGATGATCTAGTAGCGTATGGCCTTCTCATGTGTGGTTTGGGCGGGCAAGACCCGCAAATTGTTGAATATTGCAATACTTCAGCTTTTTTATTGTGTAATCCGCTCGACCTTTTCATATCGGATTTAGGTACTCTTTTTGTCTGTATCTCCCGGTCTGCAATGTTAACCAAGTTTTGCAAATCATCAGGCAAAGTTTTTATAAATAAACCTACTGGGGTTCCATCAGGGTCGATCAAAATACAATCATCAAAGACGTTAGGCTCAAAACCTCCTACAGAATCGCCAATCTTAAGGGGCGATGTAACAGGTTTCAGGATTAGTTCAGGTAGTTTCATAATGCAAAACAATAAACCATAGAGTTTTTAGGAAACCAAGTAGCACCCCAAAATGTAACGTCCCTTTCAACATAGTGCAGAGACTTATATTCTGCTTCTACCCGGTAATCTGCTTTTTGTTTGTCGATCACATTCCAAAGTTTTGGTATGTATGGGTCATAATCAAAACTCCATTCATAAACAAGTTTCTTAAAAGTTGCCATACTGTGAGTCAGGATAGGGATTTCTGCACCCTCTATGTCCATTTTACAGTTGTCGGCTAGGTTAGCTTGCGTATCAAAATTTATACAAGGTACTTTTATACCTTTTTTTCTAATGCCTTTGTGCATTATCGAGTTACGCCAAACCCCGCCGTTAGGCCCGATTGTTAAAATTGTAGACTTTCTTTCATCATGGACTAGGGCCGCTTGTTTTACTTCAACTGCATTTTTAAAACCGTTTAATTTAAGGTTTTTTTGTATCATTTCGCAGTTAAAGGGGTCAGGCTCATAACAAACAGTTGACGCACCTTTAGAGGCTGCCAATAGTGAAAAAGCACCTACATTGCCGCCACAATCTAACCACGATTCATTGGCTTTGATATTCATGCCTTTTTTCTGGTAACAATCTTGCTTAATTACTTCTATGAAAGTTTTGGCATCAGAAAAACCCTCACGGTAAAAAAAATTAATACCGTTTATTTCTCCTTTTGAAAGTTTCATTTTATAAGTTGTTCTAAAACCCTAACTAGCTCTTCGCCTACATAGATTCCTTTTTTCCTTGCGTCTGCAACTATAGTTTTGGCGTGTTCATAATCTTCCGGTCTAAACTCTATCTGAATTGCTTTGTAGACGTTATTTGCTAATGCGTCAGTTGGGTCCTCGAAATCGTCCAAGGAACCATAGTCAGGTTCATCTGCAAAGGTTGGTATATCGTCCCCCCAACCGAGAACTGAAAGGTCAAATCCAGAATCAGATAATGTTTCTAATTCTTTTTTCAATAGGTCATCGTCCCAAGATGAATTTAGAGCTAGTTGGTTATCAGCAATAATGTAGGCTTTGCGTTGCTCTTCTGATAGATGAGACAGCGTAATTGTTGGAACTGAATCCATTCCAATTTTTTTTGCTGCTGTAATTCTTCCGTGACCCGCAATAACATTACCGGTATCGTCTATAAGAACTGGATTTGTGAAGCCAAACTCTCTCAATGAATTAACTAATCTTTCAATCTGAATGTCATTATGTACCCGGGGATTATTTTTGTACAAAGTTAAATCAATAATTCTAGATTGCTTGATATGTTCGGGGGCAACTATTGGATAGCTAGTTGTTGAGGTCATAAGTCGAGGTGTAACTGATTCGAGTTTAGCTTTTTTTTGTGCGTGTAAAACTCTTGAGGTCTTGGCTGTAACCAAACACGCATACCATCAACAATTCTGTAATTACATTTTTGTAATGGGTCATATACGAGATAGTCTTTAGATAGTCGGTAAGATAGTCCTTGCATTTTTCAACTGTTCTTTTACTTTTTGCATTTCTACTGGTAGTGTTGCTTTATTACTTTTTAGGTTTTTCTGAATTAGTTTATTCATGAGTGTGGCAGTATCATTCCAGCCCTTTTTTCTTATATTATGTAGCTCTCTAATTATATTTTTATCAACATCAATTCCAACATTATTTTTAATATCCCCCTCACCATTTCTGTAACCGTGAGATTCAATTTGTGCGTCATCATTATATTTTGGATAAACTGCTTCGCAATAACAAATGATAGCCAAATCACAGCCGCTAAAACGCTTTCCAGTTTCTGTTTTATCATAATCTGGCAAATAATTATTAATTAAACCGTCAGAATTATGAACAATTCCTGTATCATTGCAAGCATGACAGTTGTAATTTGGCGCTCTGAATGTAATATCGCGATCAATCGCGGCTCTTTTATATGGTTTCATGGGGTGTTAGAAAGGTTGATTGCTGGCTTTATTTTTTAGCCAAGGTTTTAATCTTGACTGATTTTCTGGTTTTCGCAACTCTAAAAATTGTTCATATTGACCATTTTTAATCCAACGGAAACAGTCGGGCCACATTGGTACAAATTTATCTTCACGTATTAGTTTTACCCTCAGTTTTGAATCAGCCTCTAGACATTCTTCAAGTTTTTCTTGCGTAGGTTTATCAAGTAGTTCCCATTCACGAAAGGCTGGTTTTTTCGATTGTGAAATACACTTGTTGTTTTGAGATTGGTATTTTTTCCAAAAAGATTCAAATTTTTCAGAATAACCCTTTTTCTTTTTAGTTAGTTGTTTTAGTTTAACTTGTTTTACTTCGGGTGTATGTGGTACACCGGGGGGGTGTATGTCAGCTACCGGGGGTGGTGTATCTGGTACACTAGTCGTTGAGATAGACCCCGGTTGCATACTAGGTTTTCTTGGAGAGGGTACATTGCATTCGTGCCAAACCGTTACCCGGTAGGCATTAGTTTTTTGACCGTGTTCATCGGTCCTCGAAACTTTTTGAAGCCAACCCAAAGAGCAAAGTTGTTCAACAGTATGAATTACCTTAGAACGGCACATACCAGCATCTTGCGCGATTGTGCTATAACTGGGCCATATATTCGGATAGTAGCTTTGCAGCACCCAAAGTACCGCTAATTGGTGTGGGTCAATTCTTCCCTTTAAAGCAGTAGGCAAAGATACGAAAGGAGTATTTTCTGGAATAAAACTCATTTTTTATGAAATATGTAATTACTGTTGAAGGAATTGACGCTGCTCCACAAGGAAGTAAATCATATATCGGCAAAAATAAACTGGGCAGAGGTATGATGATTGAATCGTGTAAGAGGGTAAAGCCATTTAGGAATGCAGTTAGGGGTGAAGCAAAAAAAGTAGTTAGTAAAATAATTAAAGAACCAGTACACATAGAAGTAGAGTTTTGGTTCAAGAGGCCTAAATCTCATTTCGATTCAAAGGGCAAAGTATTACCATCGGAACCTAAATATCCAACGAAAATGAATATAGGAGATATTGACAAATTATGTCGCAGCACTTTAGATGCTTTAACATTATCTGCGATTGCTGACGATTCGCAAGTGGTA